CAACTTCGTCGGCCAGTTGGGGCTCATCATCGCCCTGCCGCTCGCGCTCACGGACGGGCCGATACTTCTGCCCCTCGGGCACCTTGCACGGGCTCGCCTCGATGAGACCGGCCTTCACCGCGGCGTTCATGCAAACTGACAGCGTCATGTAGATCGGACGCGCGACGCCAGGCCCCTTAGCATCCCAGACGCGCTGGTACCAGGAATCGACATCCTCGACGCTGATCGCCCCGAGCGGCTTCGCGCCGAAAACCGGCCTGAGCTGCCTCATCCGATAGGTGTGAGTCTGGATCGTCTGAGGCGTGCGGCCCAGTCGCTCGAGCGACGCGAGCCAGCGGTCCGACCATGCCGCGAAAGTGATAGCCGCGCGCTCGGTGGCAACCTCCTGCGCGCGATCGCGCTCGCGGCTTTCCTTTGGGCTGGTCCAGGTGCCCTCGCTGATCTCGGCCTCGACATGCGCAAGGAAGGCACTCGCGTCGGTCTTACGGATAAAAGATCTCCCGGCGGTGTACTTGCCGCCGTCGGGCCCTGTGTAGCGAACCTCGAATCGCCCGCTGCGGGCTTTCCTGATCGAGCCGAAGGCTCTCCGTCCGCTCATATCTGCCTCCTCGTCGGGGAAGTGGCGCAGAATCTTTTTCCACTGCGTGCGCCACACATGCGCCACTAGCAATGCTACATCGTGCTACATCCTGATACATGGGAGAGAGTGGGGAGAGGGCCTAAAAACGGTATGAGGGCAACGAAAACCCCGGAATCTCAGCGAGACTCCGGGGTGTGTGTGGAGATGGGGGGAATCGAAATGGAGGCCCCTATCCGCGCCGAAAAATGGGCGCGTCGATCTGCGTGCGCCACTACAGCGCCACAACGACTACCGGAATATACGGCCCCAGCCGCCCGACTTCGAGGCGGGCTGCTGAGGTGCGCCGGGCCAGTGGGCAGGAGCGGGCGAGGCTGCGGGAACAGGCTGGGACTGCGCAGCCTTCACAGCGGCGCGCGTGTGCGCAACGAAGCGCATCAGTCCATCAACCGCTTTGCGCTCGAAATGGAGAGTCAGTAGGGCGCGCTTCGTCTCGATCATGAGCCACTTATCCCCGCCGCTCCTCTTCTTCGCAGCGAACGCGAAAATACCGAGCGCGACGAGGCGCGTCGCAGTAACGCGCGCCTGCGCCGCCTCGCCGTCCTCGACCTCAACGCTGACGACATCAGTCAGCGGGATCCGCTGGATTGGCTCACCGCGCCGCTTCGAGTCATACAGGAGCTCAGTGTCAGTGCAGATGATCTCCGCAAGATCGGATGAGTAGAGGCGGAAAGCGCCTTTAGGGCGGTGCATAGCTCCTCCTTTGAGTAAGACCTACCTATATGGGCAGTCTACAGCTCGCACGAGGACGTGGAGGCTATTCCGGAGAGGCCTCGGTCGAGAGGCGCTGCTCAGCCTCGGCAGCTACATCAGCACCGCTAACTCCGAGCGCCTCACACATCGCACCGAAGTCGCTCATCGTGCAAACAGTGTCGCCAGCAAAGATCTTGTAGCAGCGCGCGCGTGTAATCCCGGCGCGCTCAGCGAGGCGGTCGATAGTGAGGTCCAGACTTTGCAGACGCTCCTTGAGTACAGCTAAGACAGCGCGTTCAAAGGGACTCGATTTAAGAGATCTGCTTCCCATGAGGTAAGCATATCTACTTTTGTAGATCCATGTCACACGAAAACAAGTTGCAAAATCTCCAAATGTAGACTTATATAGTAGCCATTGGTCTACAAATGTAGAAAGGAACCATGAGATGACGGTCGCAGCCGTAATCAAGAGCATGGCCCGTGAGCTGGGCATCTCTCAGACGGAGCTTGCTGCCCGCGCTCGTATGAGCCGCGCGAGCCTGTCCCTCAAGCTCAACGAACGCCGAGATCTGACCTTGCCGGAAGTTGAACGCCTTGCTGCAGTGCTCGGGACGTCCGTCCGTGAGCTCCTCGACCGAGTCGAGCGCACCACCGAGACCGCACCCGCACCCGAGAAATCGCGAGGCTATGCAATTGCCGACAAGGCGACCGGCGTCGTGATCCTCCAGGCATCGCACGGCAGCATCTACGACGAGGACATCCCGGCATGAGCGCCGTCGTCGCGGTGACCATCGGCCTAGTTCTCGCGGTCGCCGCAGTGCCGGTCATCGTCTGCGTCGTATACCTCGCGTGTGTCTACGGAGGGGATGCGCTCGACCGCCTCGTTTATATGGGCCTCGACGCGGGTGAGCGGATCGAAGAAGCGATCGACAAGGCGGTGTCCGACAAATGATCGCAGTCACCCCGTTCGCTCCGGACCGCTGGTACTCAGCCCAGCAGGTCCAGGAAACCCTCAGCCTCTCCCGTTCAACCGTCGAGCGCCTCGGAGTCGAGGGCAAGGTCGCCGCAATCAAGATCGGGCGCTCCGTCCGATACAGCGGCGACGACCTTAACCACCAGTGCCAGAGCCTCGGCTCCGGCCTCGCCGAAAAGAAGAGCTCCCAGCGGTAGAAGCGCTGGGAGCGGCAGAACCCCTAGAGAAAGAAGGAAGATTCCGTGAACAAGACTACCACACGCCGCCGCCACCTGCGGCCTTGGCGGACACTCATCGGAGGCGCGTCACTCGCCGCCGCCCTCACTCTCGGTTTCGCGATGCGAGGACTCGACAACCCCGGCGGCCTCCCCGAGTGGACCGTCTGGCCTGCCCTCGGACTCCTCGCGCTCGCGGTCTGCTTGATCCGTGCGGACTGGAAGGCGGGCCGACTGTGAGCGCCTCGGTCATCATCGTCGTCGTTGTCCTCCTCTTCGTCGGATGCGGCCTGCTCACCTGGATCGCCGTTCGAGGCGCGTCGCGTGCGGCCTCCATCGAGGAGATCGCCGATCGCATGGCTCGGTCGGCGTCGAAGGCCAGGGCGAAGGGCACGACGCTGCTTGAGCGTCACGTCGACTTCGATTACTACGACGTGGACGGCGAGGCTCCGCTGCCTCATCTGATCTGCCTGGCGACGCAGGATGTAATCATCGAGGCAGAGCTGAATAACTGCTTCACCATCGACACGCCGAAGATCGCGGTCGATCTCGACCGTCAGCAGATCCACGTGACCCTCGAAGTTCTCAGGCTCGATGAGCCGAGCGTGGAGGCGCGAGCCTGATGCCGACGCCTCAGCAACTCCGACTCGAAGTGCCTGACGACCGCCCATGCCACGACAAGGCCGCACGAGAGATCGTGCGGCAGGCAAGGTAGCGAGCACTTGCTTTCCCAACCGAAGCTCACGACTCCCAGCGCCGCGCGACGCGCGGACTCACCTACTACCCGTCAATCCGCAAAACCAACAAGGAGACCAACCGATGAAACTCCAGAAGATCTGGGCCGCAGGCGCTGCCCTCACCCTCGCGGCGCTCGCGCTGCCCTACGGCGCCGCATACGCCGCCGACGAGGCCGCGCCGACCATGACCGCGCAGGTCACCAAGGCCACCTCGTCCTCCCGCCAGACCTCGAGTGAGGTCACCGTCGAGGGAACCTGGACCGCGCCGAAGCTCGCGGTCGGCCAGCACTTCACCGTTGCCAGCAAGGACGGCGGCTTCAAGTGGTATGCCGGCTTTCCCTTCGTCCTCGACGACGGGACCAAGATCGGCGACTGCGAGGCCAACGAGGCGACGCTAACATGCACGGTTGACGAAGTACCCGCGTCCTACGCGGACAAGACCGACGTGACAGGCAGCTTCTACGCCCGCGCGCGTCTCTCGGACGCCGCAGTCGGCACCGAGGACACGCAGATCGTCGTGAACGGCAAAGTCACGCGCACGCTCGTCTGGGGCGACCGTGACGGCTCGGGCACCTGCACGAACGACTGTTCGACGCCCGCGCACTTCGAGTACGCGGCTCCCGAGACGATTAAGTTCGGATGGACCAACGCGGACCAGTCGATCGGCTGGGGCATCAAGTGGGCCGTCGAGGCCGGCAAGACCTACACGCTAACGGACGAGACGAACGCTCTCCCGAAGGCTGTGAAGTGCTCGTCGGGCCCGACCTGGGATCCTGCGACTACGACCTGGACGGACGGCACGCTCGACGAGTCCGCGCACGTACTGACGTTCACGCCGCCCGCCGGCTCGCTGGTCTGCGTCGTCTATCCTGCAGCGACCCCTCACGTCGAGGGCCAGGACGCCTACACCAACCGAGCGACGATCAATGGCAAGAGCCTTGAGGCAACCGCGACGATCAAGGCCTCGGGCGGCACCGACGGCGACGGCAAGACCAAGCCTCAGCCCGCGCCGGTCCCCACGCCTGACCCGAGCATGCCGACGCCCGCGCCGGTCCCGTCTCCTCTCCCGAAGCCGTCGCCGAAGCCGACACCGGCCCCGGTTCCGACCCCCTCAGACGAGCCGCAATCTGCGCCGTCCCCGCTGCCTACTCCTACGACCGCGCCGAAGCCTGAACCGACCGCTACGCCGGTCGCCGAGAAGCCTCAGCCGGAACCTGCGCCCGCTACCGTCCAGGCCCCGCAGGAGCGCCTCGCAAAGACGGGCGCGACCACTGACGGAATCGTCCTCTCGGTCGGAATCATCGCCTTCGGAATCGGTGTTGGCCTCGTCATCCTCCGCCTGCTTGAAGGGCGCAAGCATGAAGAGGAGACCGCCCGATGAGCGCTAAGCGCCTCGAAAACCAGGTAACGCTCACCCTCGGAATCTACGACCTCCACTGGCTGCGCGCCTACCTCAAGGATGCGCGCACCGACGCCGAGAACGACCACCAGGAAGTCGAGCGCCTCCGCACCGACGTTGCTATCCGCGCCGCAAAGGTAGCGCTCAACCAGGAGCTCGACAGTATGACGAAGGTCATCGAAGCCCTGGACGTCGCCGCCGCCTCCGACGACGCCCGCGAAGCCATAGCAAAGCGGATCGCCGCGACGGTGCCCGGCATGCCGGACATCACTAACACCCACCCGCCACTAAGTAAGGAGAAGGAACTGTGAGGTTCGAGAACAAGATTACCGTCGAGCTGAACGAGACCGACGCAGCGATTGCGTCGGTACTGCTCGCCGAGACTGCCGTCCGCCTAGCGCTCGACGCGCTGCTCGCAGACAAGACCGCAGAGATTGGCGGAACTACCAACAAAGGCTCTCGCGCGATCGCGGACGCTTACATCAATGTCGGGCAGGCACTGTCATTCGCGCTCATGGACGCGAAGAAGAACCGAGGGGTGGAAAGCACAATGACGCTCGTCAGGAGCAGCGCACTCGCGGGAGCAGCTGCCGCCGCGGCGGATGAAGTCGGTACCGCGACGGAGGAGGGGAAGTGATGGGTCGGTACATCGCGGTTTATCTCGACACCGCTCAGGTGCAGGCTCTGCGAGACGACGCGCAGGAGACGGTCCTCGCTGCTGATGAGGATCTGGAGATCACGAAGCAGCTCAACGACCTCACGGCCCGCCGGCTCGCTCGTGAAGCGATCGACAAGAAGCGCGACCTGTACGTCGAGATCGTCGACAAGCTACAGGAAGTAGCTGAGCGCCTCAACGTCGGTGAGGGCGACTACATCGACGAGTAAGACACACTCCCCGATGAGCGCGACCATCGAGGAGGCCACCCGCAAACCAGAAGAAAACAGGCGGGACAGGCTAAAGATCGCGCAGCCCGACAAGCAGACACCCGGGTGCAAGTCCCGGGCGGGCACGAAGCCCACGCCACGAGCGCGCAGGGCAAGACCCCCTAGAGAAGGACCACCAATGACCACCATCAACGAGATCAAGGACCGCTTGAACGCTATCGTGTTTGCGGGCCGCAGCTACGCAGGTGCAGACCGCGCCGCCGTCGCCAAGGCCTACACAGACGCTGTCGCCGCGTTCGACCAGAATTCCGCCGTCGATATGGCGTACCTGCTCGACCGTGTCGATGAGCTGCAGGACGCGATCGCCGTCGAAGCTTCGGACCTCGCCGACGTAGCAAGCTACGTCGCCGCCAGGTACGCCGGCACACCCGACGAAGCCAGCGAAATCCGCCTAGCAATCGGCGAACCAATCGACGCCCTAGTCAACGTCTCACAGGGCACACCGATCACACCCGAGGAGGCCGGGGAATGAGCGGCGCCGGACTCCTCAGTATCGAGTGGGAAATTGCCGACCAGCATCTCCCCATGCCTCATATCGTCGCGACGGCATGCGCCGCGTTCGTCGAGGAAGCAGAACGCCGCGGCCTCGTCATCTGCTCCGGCCCCTCCCCCTCGGTCCTGCACGCGCTCCGGCTCGTCAAGGTCACGGGCAAGGTCTCGAAGCCGGACGACGCCGTCGAGGAGCCGTGCCCTCCGCACACGCTGCGACGCTGCCCCGCGTGCGGGGTCCACATCTACGACCTGACAGATGCCGAGGGAGACGCCAAGTGATCGAGATCAAGCCAGTGCGCACCGTCCACGCCTTCCGCCGCTGCCCCGTCTGCCGCACACAGCTCGCGCCGAAAGGCTCAAACGTCCGAATCACCGTCGACGCCGAAAACGAAGCCACCGCAATTGAAGCGTTCACCCACAAAGCCTGCGCACAAACCGTCATCAGTTTCACCCGCGAGCGCGGCTACACGCCTGCCGAGCTCGTGGAGGTCGGCGTCTGGGCTGAGGAGCAGCGATGAGGCTCCCGATCAGGATCCAGCGCCGCCGCGCTCGCGGCTGGAAGATGCCGGCGCACACGAAGTATGTAGGGCGAGGAAGCCTATACGGCAATCCGTTTAGGGTCGCACGGTCGGCGCGTGAGCTTGAGGAGGGCGGCGAGCTTGTTGTCGCGTCGGCGGATGAGGCTGTCGCTCGGTATCGCGAGTGGATTGAGCAGACGCGAGAAGGCCGGTTCGTAGCGTCGTGCGCAGCCCGGAATCTGTGGGGCTTGGATCTGGCTTGCTGGTGCAAGCTCGATCAGCCTTGCCATGCAGATGTGCTCTTGGAGATCGCAAACCCGCGCGGTGAGGCTGAGTTCGAGAACCGCTATTACAGGATATGGGACCGAGACGGGGCCGCAGAATGACGACTATCGGAAGTCTCTTTACTGGCTATGGCGGGCTGGATATGGCTGTTCGCATGGCGCTTGATCCGGATGCGCGCGTCGCTTGGACGAGCGACGTCGAGCCGGGGCCGTGCCGTCTAGCTGAGGTGCGGTGGCCGGGTGTACCGAACCTCGGCGACATCACGCAGATCGACTGGGAGAACGTCGAGCCGGTGGACGTCATCTGCGGCGGCTCGCCGTGTCAGGATCTGAGCCTCGCTGGCCGTCGCGCGGGCATGGCCTCGGGCACGCGCTCGGGCCTCTGGGAATCGATGTACGAAGCGGTCAAGACGCTAAGGCCGCGTCTGGTCGTGTGGGAAAACGTGCGAGGAGCGTTAACAAGTGGAGCTTTCAGTCTGGTGGAATCCGAGCAGGGACTGCTGGGAGTCGGAGCAGATGGACCTGCTCTCCGGGCAGCAGGACGTGTGGTCGGAGACCTGGCCTCAATCGGGTATGACGCGCAATGGTGTATTGCTCGCGCTTCCGACGTCGGTGCCCCTCACCAGCGAGAGCGACTGTTCATTGTTGGCCACCCCGCAGGCGAACCTTGGCAGCTGCGGGGGCTCGCAGCCTCCGGAGAAACGCAGGGAGGGCGGGCACTCGGTGAGTCTCGCGGATCAGATCGAGTACCTGGTGCCCTGATTCCGACGCCGACCGCGTCGGACCACAAGGCCGGTCGGCACCAGGAGGGGACAGGCATGAGCCTGAGCCAGGCGGTGCAGATGCTGCCGACTCCGGTCGCGCAGCCCTCGGGCAATTCCCCCGAGGCTCACCTGCGGAAGAAGCCGGGCCGCGCACAGGTAACTGACCTGGCGATCCTCGTCGAGAACGGCCTGCTGGCAACCGGAGGGCTCCTGCCGACGCCGCAGGCCACGAACGCGACGGCATCCTCGACCGGGTACGGCGCGAACCTGCACGAGGTGGCTCGCGAGCTGCTGCCGACCCCGTCAGCGTCGGATGCGATTATGGGCCTTCCTCGGACGAGCGGTCGCCCGCCGGAGAAAGCGACGAAGCTCGCGACGCGGATCGAGTACACCGACTTCGGGATGTACGCGCCCGCGATCGCGCGCTGGGAGCAGGTACTCGGTCGTCCGGCTCCGGCACCGACTGTCCCGCCGACACGCGAGGGGGGGGCGAGCACGCCTCTCAACGAAGTTCGTCGAGTGGCTCATGGGTTTACCCGATGGGCATGTGACCGGCGAGGATCTCGGCCTGACACGCGAGCAGCAGCTACGCCTCCTCGGAAATGGCGTCGTCCCGCAGCAGGGCGCCGCAGCTATCTACCAGCTCACCAGGATCGCCCTTGAGGAGGCAGCATGACCGGCATCGACCCACTGAAGGACATCCCAGGTGTCGAGGAGTTTCAGGAGCGCGCGATCGTCCGCGCGGTCCGGCTGACTCGTGAGAACGCGGAGACGATCGCCCGCCGCGCGCGCAAGCGTTGCGGCTTCGCGCCGGACGGGCGGGTGATGCTCGTCGAACACACCTACACGATCTGGGCGCTTGAGGGGGACATGATCGTCGCACGCCCGGGCAGTATGCGTCTGTCAAACCGCATCCCGGAGGACTTCACAGCCTGGTACACGAGGCCGGGCAAACAGCTCACAGAGGAGGATCTGGGATGAGCGCGCAGCTGGTGTGGGAATCGCGAGTCCTGCCACTGACTCGCAGCAAGCTAATCACCGCCAACGACAAGATGCACTGGGCCGCGCGCTCGCGGCTCACGAAGCAGCTCCGCCAGTGGGGCTACCTGCTTGGCCGTGAGGGTGAAGGCGTCGCGCGCCTCGGACTGACGCACGCTCGAGTGGAGATGGAGTTCGCGTATCCGGACAGGCGCCGGCGTGACCGCAGCAACCTTGCTCCGACCGTGAAGGCACTCATGGACGGTCTCATCGATGCCGAGCTCCTACCCGATGACGCGGACCGATTCCTCGACGGCCCGCACACGGTCATCGCGGAGCGCCTGGCAGGGAAGCAACTGAACATTCCGATGTACGAAGTTCGTATCCGTGTGTACGCGGACGTTGAAAAGAAAGAGAGCAAGTAATGGCCGGAGAAACCGTCATCACTGTCATCGGTAACCTGACCGCTGACCCCGAACTGCGCTGGACACAGGCAGGCGCCGCAGTCGCCGACTTCACCGTCGCCTCGACCCCGAGAACCTACGACCGTAACGCCGGCGAATGGCGCGACGGCGACACCCTCTTCATGCGCTGCTCCGTGTGGCGCGAAACCGCTGAGAACGTCGCCGAGTCGCTGCGCAAGGGCATGCGCGTCATCGTTCAGGGTCGCCTCACCCAGCGCTCGTACGACACCCAGCAGGGTGAACGTCGCACGGTCG